CGTGCCATTTAAAGCCCAGCCACGAAAGGGCAATTTGCATAAAAAATAGACGTATTTCTACGCCTATGATTTAACTATTTAATTAGTAGTTTATCGTCATTTCGGACAGTATGAATAATTTATATTTTTTTGCATAAACTATTGATTATTAACTTAATATAGTGTATAATTAAGTTAATAAATATTTATTAGAGGTTATGTGACACCCATGTGTTGCACCAACCTCATTTTTTTTTATTTTCTTTTATAAATTTTTAATACTTTATTATCTTTAATTAAAACTATTTCATTTATCCAATCTTTATGTTTTGATTTATAAATTCCTTGTATTTGCTTAATAGCATCTATTGTTTTCATTTTTGTGCTAGATATATCAAAAATAAAATTTGAAGATTGTTCTTTCTTTTTATTGATGGCATTATACAAAGTATTTTTAGTATTTCCAAATATTTCTTTCAAGTCAAATTTTTTATCATTTACCATATAATCTGGTGTTTTTATTCCTTGAGGGTTCAAGACTACTGGAATTAATTTTATTTCCCCTCCATAAGTTTTTCCCATTAAATTAGCAACTTGTCTTTCTTTTTCGTTTGCTTTTATTTTTACATTCCTTCCATCTATATTATGCTTCACACCACTTTTATCTATAAAATACTGTTGTTCTGTTAATTTATACTCTTGTTTTCCATTTTTTAGTGTCTTGTAAGTTATATCTGTATACTTTGTATCATTATCTGTTACATTTTTGTAATCTTTTATATGTTCTCTAGTATAATCTCTATTTAAACTCTTTTCTTCTGTAAATATATTTAATCTATCTTGCCATTCTTTAGCTTTCTTACTTGCTTTATTATAGCCTCCTTTGTCTTCTGATGCTTTTGCTGCAACTTGCTTTCTTTTCCATTTTCTAACACCATTCTCTAAATATCTTTGTTGCTGTGTATTTTCATATTGTTCTTTATTTTCATTATATGTAAAATCTAATTTATCTTTTTCTAATGAACCATACCAAACAGTAAAGAAGTGTTTACAGTTAATTCCAACTATTCCTTGAACATCTCCGTAATTACAATGTTCCATAAAATCAGGTAATTTCTTTTCTTCTTTGGTAGCTAATCCATCATAGTTCCAACAGAAATATTGTTTTTCTTGCCACCATGCATGATTAGTAAAGTTTTCTCCTCTATCTCCTGTTCTTGCTCCAAAGTGATGCGAAACTCTTACTATATGCCAACCACTTTCTTTTATTACTTCTTCATTTACTTTTCCTGCTAGTCCTCTTGTTGCTATAAGTAAATCCCTTCTTACTGTTCCTACTACATCATAATTTCTTTTACCTGTATTTGTTTGATATTCTAATACTGATATTCCTTTATTCCCTAATTCATCTAAACTCTCTAAGATAGCCTCTTGATAGCTATACATTCCACTATTTACTTTTATGTATGTTTGTGTAGCTATAGCAGTATAAGTTTTTCTTACTTGTTCTTCTATAGTCTTATTAAATTGTAAAAACTCTTTTTCTATTTCATCATAACTGTATTTAATTATATTTTGTATATTAACACTATTTATTATTTTTTCTGGATTTAACAAAGCTCCTTTTTGTGTTGCTATATTTAATTGCTCTGTTGGTATAGAATTGATTCCTATATCTTTCATCGCTTTCAATAATTCTTTCTTTGTATATCCTGTTCTTTCTTCTAATAATTTTATAGTTTCATTATTAAGTCCACCTAATTCTTTTAGTTTTTCAAAGTACCAATAGTCTGAATTGATAAATTCCTCATTTACTTTAAAATGTTCTGCAATTTTTTCTATTATATCTAATTCTATCTGACTATACATTGATATAATAGGTTTTATTGCACTTTGTATTTTATCCTCAATCATTTATTATTCCTCATCTATATCGTTTTCTATTGGTTCTTCTACTTTTCTTTCTTGCATTTTGTTATAATATTCCATTGCTTCTTCTTCTGAATAATCTCTTGTTTGTACAAAATATTCTATGTCATCAATTATTCCTGCATTTCTTTCTACTAATGCTTGAGCTTGTTTCTTTTCACTATCTACTAATATGCTGTCATCCCAATCAAAACTTATTTCAGGATTTGTTTTATGCGGTATTTTATATAATGTCATCAATACATCTATTCCATAAATTAAATCTTCTAGTGCATTTTGTAATGAGTTCTGAATATCTGAAACTGTAACATAATAATCTTGCTTACTAGCTTTTATTTCAGTAGCTGTTTTTTCTGTTTCCGTTGATTTAGATATTATTCCAAAAGATAGTCCACATTGACTTTCACATTGTCTCAACCATTCATTTAATCCATTGAATAGTGCTGTATCTCTTATAGTAGGACTAAAGATATTCCATTGTTTTTCATTTCCTAAATCCATCATTCTGAATAATCTTTTCTTACCTTTTGGTAAAATATAATTTCCATTAGAATCCTTTTTAAAGGCAGTAGCATCTATATCAAGAGCAAGTTCCGAACCTTCATATTCCCATAATGTTCTACTAAATTGTTTATCAACTTCTTTTAGAATACCTATAGCATTTGCAAATATAGGTGTTCCTCTTTGAGTTGTATTGTCTACTGGATTCGCAATAGGTATTTTAAAATATCCTCCAATTAGTTTGTTCACATTTTCTATTTGCGTTTCTTCTTCAATGTCTTTCCATTCTAATACTTGCGATAGATGTATTTTTGTTCCTAATGTTGACGCGTTTTTCTGTCCTTTATATGCTATATTTCTAATCGTCAAAGTTGTATCATTCAAATCATTGTATTCTAATCTAGTATAAACATCATTTCCTTTTACTTTTTGGTCAATTAAAATAGCACCAAGCAATTCGCCAGTGCTATCAAATTTTATAGGAATAAACTTATCTCCATGTATACAACTTATTTTTATTTTTCCGTTTGAATAAAATGGTTTGAAGAACATATCTCCTTTTGCTAAAGTATATTCTACGTTAGTTCGTAAATTATTTAAAAATCTTTGATATATCTTATTTATTCCTTCATCTTCTACTTGTGATTTAAACTCTATAGTTACTGCTTTGGCAACTTTTTCACAAATTGTTTTAGCAACATTTAGTGATTTAGTTTCCTTATTTAACCATGGTGCATTATTATTAAATATATTTGTACATAGTTCTATTAATTCATTAACCTCTTCACTACCTGATATATCTATATTAAAATCTTTTGCAATATCATTTGTTTTAAACATTTTACTTATCGCTCCCTTAATCCATGTTATTACTTTTTCAAACATTATTTTTTCTCCTCATTTCTACAACATCTGTTATTTGTGGTATATATCTTTCGAATGTGTATTCAAATGCATCTAATGAATCTATATCCGTTGTAAAGTCGTCTAGTCTTTCATCTTTATTGTCTTTTCCTGGTTTATCACTCCATAAAGCACTTTCTAGTGCTTCAACTAATGTTTCACATTCCTCTTTTATGTAATAAAAAATACCATAAGCAATTATGGTACGTTCACAATCTATTCTATTATTTACAGGAACTTTTTTACTACCTCTTACTGTAGCATATATTCCTTTTCTTTCACATGCATTTCTTAGTCCTCTTATTAGAACTGTTTCCTCATTATCTGGGAATATATCATCAACTGTTAAGTCATATTTATACATTACTTTTAATATGAAATTCAATTCCAATTCTTCTAACTTATCTGGGTCTATATCTCCAAAGTGTCTTTCGGTTGCTAAAGCTATTACCTTTGTAAAATCATAGCTTATTCTTGTAGCTACAAATGCTTGCCCCGATTTTGTGCCTCCATAATCAATTCCTATTATTGTATACCCTGGTGGTAAATCATATTTTTCTGTTTCATTTCCATTATTGTCTTTTTTCTTTTTAGTCCATATGTATTTTTTAGGATTATCGGCAAATGTTCTATATATAAGTCCTTCTGCATTACACCATAATCCTAATATGTATCTATTATAAAGTACTGTTCCTTTATATTCTTTTTTTAAATTTTCTATAAATGTTTTACTTAAAAATGTATTATCATCTATTGTGTAATGTTGTATATATATATCTGCATCGCTATCTAAAAACTCTTTTAACCAATGATTTTTTTGTTCTGGGTTACAAGTTCCATCAAACAAGCTATAATCTTGGTCTAGCCTTGATTTTACCATATCAAATACTTCCTTTTTCCATTTCGCTACTTCATCACCATATACATATTTAAAGCTAGCTCCTTGTATTTTGGAGACTTGTGTTATTTTCTCTGCTCCTAAAGCATAGCATTCTTCTCCAAATAGCCAAACTTTATTTTTTGATATATTCCCAACCAACTCTGAACCAAATTTATCTCGCATAGGTCTTAAAACATTTCTCTCAATTGTCGCCTCTGTTACCCCAATAAGCACTACTAAACCATCTAATCCTTTTCTTTGTCTTATTCTTCTTGCTATAATATCTTCTTTATCTTGAAATGTTTTTCCACTTCTTACCGCTCCAATTTTAAAGTTCCATCTATGCGTGGCTTTTTGCAAATATTCCCTTTGTTTATCAGTCCATTTAAGCATTTCTCTGCTCCTCTAATAACTTATCTAACCTATCCAGCACATCTTGACTGTCTTTGTTTTTGTTATCTATTTCTTTAAGTTTTATTTCCTTGTCCATAATTATTCCATATGCAGTAGCTAAATCTTTTATATTTGTAAACATATCAATATCGTCTAATTTTTTATCCATTGCTTCTAATATTTTATCTAGTAACTTTATTTTGGTTTGTTTTCTTTCTTCCATTTCTTGCAAAACTGATTTTGTATTTTCTATACTTTTTTGTGTGCAGATTTGTGCAATTTGTTCATTTTTATTTACTAAACTTTTAACCGTATTGGGGGAAATACTAAATCTTCTTGCTGTTTCTCTATAATTTTGAGATTCTGCATAGTATGCAATTATTTCTTTTTTCTTTCTATCATCTATCTTCGCCATGTTATCCCATTCCTTTATACTCCTTCATAAAGTATTTTAATATATCTATTTTGTTGTAGCATTCATAATCAACATTATATTTTTCACTTTTTTCAATTTCTTTGTTGTATTTTTCTCCATCAACATATAATGTAGTTATATCTTCAATTATCTCTTTTTTCATTATTTGATATTTAGTACAATATTTATTTGCTTTATCTGAATAAAATTGAAAACTATTTACTTTGTACAATTGCCCTTTTTGTTGTAATGCAAATAATAGTTTATTTATACTTTGATTTACATTCATATACTATACTTCTTTCTTTTTAGTAGTTGTTTTTCTAACTGACTTTATTTCTATTTCCTCTGCATTGTTATCTTTTTCAATTTGTGTAACTTCTATTACTTTTACAAATGCTCTTCCTAATGCGTTTTTCCCTAATAAATAATCTACTAATTCTTTTTTGCACTCAAAAGTATCTCCTATAAATAATCTTCCTGTTTCTTCTCTTCTTGCTCTTACTATGTTTTTTAATTCATTAAATCTACCTAATGTAAATTCTTCAATAACTTCTACTTTTATCATCTTCTTTTCCTCCTTTTATATTTTTTAATTCCTTCTTCTTTTCCTCAAGCTTCTTTTTATAATATTGCTCTCTCTTGTAGTCTCTCATTATATAATCAGCTGTATAACTTTTTCTCATGGCTTTCTCCTTTGTTATATTCTAAACATTTCATACACAGTACATCATCTAATTTTGTTTCCTCTATTTTCTGTGTACAGTTTTCTACTATACAATATTTACATATTCTTTCTTGGTATTCTTTTATATTCATAGGCTTTTCCTTTGTTTTAATATATAACTCTATATAGTCTCTATACAACAATATAGTTATAAGACATCGCAAACTAGTATAAAGAGGCTTATACCTTCGTAATATATGGTAGCTATGCTCTACCTTGGGGCTAAGTTCTTTAATAGTTGCCCATAAAACCGTAGTATCACCTGCGTTAAAACCTAAACATATTAATTTAATATTACTACTTTCGCCTCTCTGCAGTTCCTATGTTATATTGCTGTATACAAAATATATTAGAACTCACTAGGAAAGTTCTATGTCTTCCATTTCTCTATAATTCTTCGAAAGGAGGTGATGTTCCTCGCAAAAAAATACTTAAAATACAACGATAAAAAGGAGTAATCCATATGAATCACTATTTATTATTATCAACTTTACCTAGTATCAGTTGTAATAAGCATAATAAAAGAGCCAACATTTAAAACATCAGCTCTTCTTTACCATTTTAATTAGAAAGATGTGTCGCTCGGTCTATGAAATGTATTCTCTACATCTGCGACTTTTTATAATTTTTCTATTATAATTATACTACCTTCAAAATGAAATTTAAAGGAAGTTTTCGCGTAATTTTTGCGAAGTTTTCGCGAAGTTTTATTGTAAACCAATATTAATTATGTTTAGCATTTTATCTAATGCGTTGTCTCTGTATGTTTGTAGCTGTTTTATTGACTTATGTCTTTCAAATTCTTCAAAATACTTCTTTTCTATGTAATCCCATTTAGATTCTTCTAAATAAAATAAATTAATTACATATCGTTCATCTATTGTTACTCTGTCTAATAAGTTCTTTACTCTAACAACTTTTTTATTTAATGTATCTTTTTCTTTTTCAAACTCTCTTATTTTACTTTCAAGATGTGTTCTATCTTCATTGTTTATATGGTTCATTTCTCTTTTATATATCATTGCTGTACTTGATACTTTATCCGATACTTTGTTGGTATTACTCGATACTTCATCGAAACCTTTTCCGTGTAATTGTAAGTTTTCTATCGTTTCTTCTTCTGTATCTTGATAAACTGTACCTGCATATTCTAATCGCTCTTTGTATTCTTCTAATTTCAACTCTAATTCTGTCAATTGAGCTTCATGTTCTTTGTGTTTTCTTAATAAACCTTCTAATTCTTCTTTTATATATCTCAACTCTTTTGTACCTCCTCAAACAAATAATATACTTTATACCTGTTTCTTACTGTACTGTTAGTTTTTATTGCTCTCCCTATTTCTCTTGGTGTAAAATCTAAAAATCTTACTACTTCATTTAAAGTCCCTATTCTTAAACATAATTCATTTTGAATTAGATCATATATTCCATATATCTTCATTTGTATTCCTCCTAGTAAATTTTCAAAACATCTTCTAGCCTTCTAAATTTAAGTTTGCAATTACTCATTAATGCATTTAATTCTTTTTTATGTTTCTTTCCATCAATTACATTGTTAACTTGAATTTCTACATCTTCTGTCATTTTTATCCATTCTGATAATGCTTTTTCTAATTTTTCTCTTCTGTCTATTAGAGGCATATTATCACTACCTTTCTCTATCTTCTTTTAATGGATGAAATAAAGCTCCATTTTCACTTATTGGTATTAATTCATGCTTTGGCATATCTACATGTATTCTTTTGAAGAACTCGTCCTTTTCTTTTTCTTCTTGAGTTCTGTTATTTTCATAAGCTTCTACTATTTTCTTCATTGCCTCTATACCTATATAAATTCTTTCTTCTCCTCTGACTTCTTGTTTAGCCCCTTGTACTAACTCATTTAAGTCATCTACTTTTATGTATATATTTTTTCTTCCATTCCTTGTTTGATGGTCAATATCTTTTTTAATTCTTTCTAAATTCATTTTATTTATCCTCCTCACTTTCTTTCCCTGTTATAACCAAAGATAATACTAATAAACTTAAAAAGCCTCCTATCATAAATCCTAGTATAAAGTTTCCCATTTATTTATCCTCCTTTGTTTTATCTAATTGCTTAACTGCTCTTATTATTTCATTTATTTTTATATTCACTTCATCTTTTACATCTGTATCTGCTCTTCCATCTCCTATATGTATATATTCAGGCATCTCTTCTATATCTTGTATGTTTATATCTTCTTTATCTTCTATTATTTCAACAAAATAGCCTAATTGTACATCAGCATAGCTTGTCCAATTTGTTCCTGCATCAGTTCTATATAATTCTTCTATACTCGATGCATCTTTGTTTAAAAAATATTCATCATTTATATTAACAATAATATGTTTTGGTACTTCTTCTCCATTAGCTATTTTATTTAATAAATCTATTACTTTTATTGTTTTATTCATCTAACCTTTCAGCTCCTTTCATTTTCTTCTTTTCTAATTTCTTTCATTCCTAATTCATCTATTTTTTTATTTATTATAGGAAATATATCAGGTGTTCCATGGTCTATTTCGACAGTTTGAGTATCACAGTCAATTACAATTCTTTGTTCTAACTGTTCTTTATACTTTTCTCTTTTTAGAAGTCTTCCACCGTATATATAATCGTGATTATAATTATCAAAGTAATCAAATCCTAATTCTTCAAACATTTCATCTGCTGTCATCTCTCTAACTCCTCTCTTGTATGTATTTCATTCATTATTCTTTCTATTAATTCAGCTAGTCCTTTTTTATCATCATAAGCAACCATATTTTTCTCGTATATATCTACTCCTTCTTTTCCAAAATAATATGATTCTATCCCGTTGTAACAAACTTCTTCTATTACAGTATCATATACACTTACTTCTTTTTGACACTCATATACTACCCATACTCTATCTTCTATATTGTATTTTGTTTCTATTCTCATGCCCAACTCCTTTTCTTTAAATATAATTATCATTCCTTTAACCTCTATACTTGGGTTAAAGTCTTCATATATTACTGGTAATTCCATATAATTACTCCTTATCTTTAAAACTCATATATACTGCTACTATTATTGCTATTCCTATACTTCCCATAAGTATTGATAAACCTATATCTAATATATACATATTATTTACTCTCCTTTTCTACTAGATTTGTAAAGCTGTTTTTAATGATTTTTATTGCTTCCTCATCTTCTATCCCAGAATATAATTCTTCCAAACTATAATTTATTTCTTTTGCCATATCTCCCATCTCTAGCATATCTATTTTTTTGTATATTAGTTCTGCCATTTTATCTATTATCTTATCTTTCTTTTCTAATTCACTTTTTAACATTTCTGTGTTATCTTCTAAACCTTCTAACCTATTAAATTCTGATACTAATGTTTCTACTGGAATATTTAATTTCTTTATTGGTTCTAATTCTTTTTGTTGTTTTTCTATTAGATTTAAAACTACTTTTGCTTCATCAGTGCTTAATTCTACTTTTTTAACTTTTGTGTTCTCTATATATGTATTTTGACTATCTTTTAATGTTTTTATAACAAACTTTTCTTCTTTATTCATATCTATTTAATTCCTTTCTTCTAATAGTTCTTCTAAAACTTCTATTTCTACACTCATTACATACTCATTAGAATTTTTAATTTTCCCATATCTTTTATAAAATTCTATTTTTTCTTTTATTTTATCTTTCCACTTCTTTTCTCCATCATAAAAGCCATTCATATATACTGTTGTTAAATCTGCGTTTTCTAATTCTTTTACCTTTTCCCTCAATTCTCCATTTTCTTTTTTATGTTCTTTTTCTATTTCAACTAAATCTTTATATCTTTCTATTAGATATTCTTTACTCCATTTATCTATTTCACTTTCCCATGCTGTTTTATTCATTTCTCTTGTTGCTTTTAATTCTTCGTCGTTTAAATCAAATGCCATATTTCTATCCTCCCTTGATATTAAATATTCATCGTTATTTTTTAATCTGCTCAATTCCTTTTTTTAACTCCTGTAATTCATTTTCTTTTTGGTATACTTCTCGTTTTGTTTGTCCTATTGCATAACCTAAACTTATTGACATTATTAGCATTAGGATTGTTTCTAGTATTATGATTATTTTTGCATTACTTCTGTTCATCTGGTATTTCCTCCAATTCAACTATTACTTTACTTCTATCCGCATATTCAAATTTATCTGTAAATCCCGTAACATGTTTACTATTATCGTTTTCTATTACTCCTGCCTTTTGTAGTGCATCTAATATAAATTTCTTGGCGAAACAGATATTATCGAGATCTCGTTTTTTGTTTTCTTCTACCCACGTAAATGTTATAAATATTGGCTTGTCTATCTTTACTCCTTTTAACTTGTTTGTTATGTATGCCCATATTTCAAGTTCTATTTGCTTTTTCATTTCTGCTCCTGCATATTTATTACTTCTACAAGCTTTTGTATATTCATTAAAACTTGGTAATCGTCTATTTATTTCAAAACTATATTTCATCTTTTATCTCCTAAATTTAGTTTTATTTGTTCAATGCCTTCTTCTTTTGGTTGCCATTTACATTTTTTATCTCCTTCGAAGTTAGGATTTTCAAAGTCGGATGCATCCGAAGGCAACTTTTGCAAGGCTCTTTTAAGTCTTTATATTTCATTTGCTCCCTCCTTTACTTCATTTTCTTTGATTAATCTATATGCTGTTACATTCCTATTAGTTTCATTGTCATATTTCTTTCCATTTTCCTCTATTAAGTTGTATTTATCTCTTAATTCATTAAGCCTTGGCTGTATGTCTTGTCTTTTCCAATTCTTATTTATTCTTTTTGCTATTTCATTTGCTGTTAGTGTTAAACCTGTACTTAATATTGCTAGTACTCTTGTATATAATATGGGTCTATCTTTATTTGTCTTTTCATTACTTTCTCTTCTTGTTTTTATCGTTAACAAACTCATTTGTACTCACTCTCCTTTATATTTAATTAATCCTAAAGCTATGTACTTTAGTATTCTTACTCTATTTGCATTATCAAAACTTAATAATTGTTTTTTATCTATTTCTAGCATCTTATAACTCCTTTAAATTCACTATTCCCTTTGTTAAATTTCAAATATACCTTTCCTATTTCTCCTGCTCTTTGCTTTGCAACTTTCAATGTTACGTCTACGATATTTCCCTCTTGTTCTTTTTCTTGGTATAAAAATATTACATTATCTGCATCTTGTTCTATTGCTCCACTTTCTCTTAAATCAGCTAACATTGGCTCTGATTTTGTTGCATTTCTGTTTAGCTGACATAACCCTACTATTGGTATCTTTAATTCTAAACTTAATAACTTCAATGTTCTTGTTATATCTGCTACTTCTTGCTCACGAGAATTAAATCTCCCTTGATTTTTTATCAGTTGTATGTAATCTATTATCATAAGCCCCAATTTGCTTTTATTCTTTAATTTACGAGCTATATTTTCTATGTGTTGCAATGTCTTTGCATTTGTTATTAAGTGAATTGGCAATGTTGATACTTCCGCTCCAGCTTTTCCTACTTCTCCTAAGTCATTTGTTTCTAGCGTTCCCATTCTCATTTTGTAGGAATTTATCCTAGTTCGTTTAGCTATTAACTTTTGAATAATCTGATACTCTGACATCTCTAAACTTACTATTGCCGTTTCAACACCTTTTGAAGCTATGTTTTCTGCTATTTGCAATGCAAGTGTTGTCTTTCCTACCCCTGGTCTAGCTCCTATGATTGTTAATTCTTCGTTGTGCAACCCGCAAGTAATGTTGTCTAAATCCATAATTCCAGTGTATAAAGAATAATCTGTTTTTGATAAAGTGTTCTTCTCAATTGTTTCAACTGCTTCTACAACTTGTTCAACAAAGGTTCTTTCTTTTTCATCTCTACTCTTGATTTTGTTAATGTCTTTTATTATCTTTTCTCCAAAAATATCTATATCCTCAACTTCTTCTACCTCTGAAATTGAATCTTGCAAAAGTTTAATTATTTTTCTTTTTTTAGACATCTCTAAAATCTTTCGGTAAAGTGTTTCAGCTGTTGTTCCATAACTGTATTCTCCTAGTGTTGATAAATATCTTAGAACATCTCCTTGTACTTTCCCCAGTTCTGCCTTTACACTTAGCATATTTACTTCTTGTTTTTTTGCTTTTAGATTGTTTATAGCTTTTATCAACTTTTTATTTCTACTGTCTGAAAAATCTTCTTCATCTAACAAATACTCTTCATTTTGGAAAATAATGTAGTACAACATTGCTTTTTCAATTTCTTCATCATACATTTATTTTTCCTTTCTCGATTAGCTCTTGAATAGTTATTTTCTTTTTCATGAGCATTTCGTATTCTTCGTTTGTTAATTGGCTATAATCTATTTCAACATAATCTCCAACATACTCTTCTTTTGGCTTAGTTAGTTTTACATATCCATCTTTTCTAGCCCAATTTCGTATAGTTGCTAAGCAGTCTTTGTACTTAATGCCTTTCGATTGCATATAATCATCTAACTTTTGTATTCGTTGTTTGTAGTCGCTAGGAAATTCAGCCAAAAGTTTTTGATATTGTTCGTCAGTAAAAAATACATTTTGATACTCACCAAAAAATTTCTTTTTAATATTTTTCTTTTTTTGTTTAGTTTTGTTTTGTTTATTATTGGTATCGACTGCCGTATCGTCCGCCGTATCATCTGCCGTATCGTTCGGTGTATCATACGCCGTATCAAGTGCCGTATCAAAATCTAGTATTTCATATGTCCCTGATTGAATTTGATTCTTTCCATTTTTATAATTAATGTAACCTTTCTGCTTTAGTTCGTTTCTAGCTCTAACCAGTTTATTTTTATCAAAACTTGTTAATCCCATAATTGTTGAATTTGCCACAGTAAACTCTTTTTTCCAATTACATTTGTTATTTATATAAAATAATGTAAAATATAAATAAACAGCATTAGAACTTAAAGGTTCTGTTAGTAAATTCTCAAAAAATGTATTAAATTGTTTTATAAAATTCATTTCTGATTCTCCTTTTGTTTATAAGTAACTTTTTCCTATTAAATTTATAAATTCTTGTCTTGTATGTGTCTTTTCATATTCTTTTTGACACTCTTGTTTAAGTTTTAAATCTAATTTGTGTCCATTCTTTCCATGAACACCATATGTACCACGATGTTCTTCATATGTTATCCATACTTTGAATCCATTTTGCTCTGATATTTTTCTTTTCCCTGAACCAAAGTAAATATGATGTTCTTCTAAACCATAAGTCGCTCCACTGATGTAACTTTCTTTTTTATCTTGTAATATTGATTTCATTTGGCTTGTCCCCATTCTCTATTTAATTGGTTTTCTAATATCCTTAACTTTAATTTTGTACTATTTATTGCTTCTAAATTTGCTTGGTATACTGCCTCTTTTACATCTCTATCAAATCTTAATTTTGCAACTTCTGGTACTCCGTATATAATTTGATTTATTAATGTTACTGGCATATTTTTTTCTGCTCTTAATTTCAATGCTTCTTCTCTTAAACATATCTTGTATTTCTGCTCTGCCTCAGCTAAATCTGAACCGCTTTTTCTTAATTGTCTAACAGATATGTCTAATTCGTTAATAAACTTTGTTATTTGTTCATATAAATCCATTTGTTATTCGCCTTTCATTTTCTTTATTTCTGTTAATATCTCCCCATATTGTTTTGATGTTAATTGCGACAAATCTGTGATGTTATATTTTTTTAAAATATTTTCATAAAATGCTTTAGCTTCTGATAATTCTTTTATTAATCCTTGTAATACATTTAAATTTGTTTTTGTTATTGGTTTTAGATCATCTTGTTGTGTAATTGCATTTGATACTTCTTCTGCACTTGCTATTGATGTGTCTATTCCAAATCCTGCCATTCCTAATGCTCTTCCTATCGCTGATGTTTCACAATTCTCTATGTAACTTGTTTTATTTATAAATGAACTTCCTTCTTTTTCGTAGGCTGTTCCCATACCTAATATATTTCCTTCTTTATCTGATACTGTTGCTTGAAATATGCATATTCCATTTTCATTACTTAACAACTCTGTTTCTATACTTCCCATTGGATAAACCATTCTAAAAGCTTTTATTCTTTGATTAACTTCTGCATATTCCTTTCCTTTAATATCTGTTGTTGATATACTTTCATTTGCTTTTTTTATATCTTCAAATGTTATTTCCATCTAAATTACTCCTTCCCAATATTCTCTTTCTTGTTCTCTCATTTCTTTAGCTTCCATTTGTGATATTATGTAATTTACTTCGTCTAACATTCCTTGAGCTTTCATCATTGTTTCTCGTAAATCGTCCTCAAAGTCTGTTTTGTATGAATCTAAATTATCTATTAATGAATCTAATCCATCTACTAAATCTTGCAATTCTCCTTGTCTATCATAATCGTCCATAATTTCCTCCTTGATTTCTCTTTAAAAATGTGTTAATATAATTAAAGAGAATGTTTATATAAATGTTTTTTAGAACTATATGTTTTCAGATTGGTAGTCAGGAACATATAGTTTTTTTATTATGTAATTGATATGCATTTCTGCACTTTGCATATTTTCTACTTGTGTTGGTGTTATTGCGTGCATCTTTAATTCTTTACACATGTCTAGCATATTAAATAATGCTTGTACTGAATTTAATGACATTTTCATTTTTGTATCTTTCTTTTTTAATGTTCTTAACATTGATTGAAATTTTTCTAACATTTTCTTTTTCTCCTTTCTTTTGTTATAATTACCTCGATTGGAGGTGATATTAATGACTGATTTTTCTAATTTTGCACAACACTGTGAAGAGAATCTCAATTTAGTTATAAAAGAATCATCTAAAGAAATTTCCTCTTGGTATAATTCGGATTTTTTTACTTTTGAACCTTCTAATCGAGATTATAAGTTGTATGAAAAATCATTATCTTGTGCAAATAAATTATTTGTTAAAAACTTACATGATTATCATAATTGGTTACTTGATAACTTTAATATTTCTCCCAAAAATTAATAAATTCATCAGTGTTTTGTAAGCCTTCTTCTTTTAATGCTTTGTAAAGATATAACATTGATTTTTTTAACATTTGGTTTGAAATATTTTTACCATCAAGCTTTATTACATCAGTTGTTCCAGCAACTGGTGTCTTTTTAATTTCAAAATTTTTAAATAATTCTTTTATTTCTTGAACACTGCCTTCAATTTTCATGTGCTTGTCCTCCTTAAAATACAAATATTCCAGCTTTAATCATAAATGCCATGCCAAATGCTATTGCTGTTACTATTCCACTTGATACTACTAATGTATCTTTTACTGCTATTTTGTATATTGCTTTTTCTCTTTTACTCATCTTTAGTTCCTCCCTTCTAAAATAATATCTTCTAGAATTTTTAACTTTGTTTCTGCCTTTGTTGCTCTTTCTAGTAATTTATTGTAAAGTTCAGTGCTAACTGAATCTCCACCAACTTTTATTTTGTATCTGCCTCCATCTGTCTTTTGATACTCAACTTCATTATTTGTTATCATCTGCATTGCTACGTTGTATCCTATTTTTCTTCTTCTCATAAATTCATTAAGGCTTATCCACTCTTCGTTGCTATTCATTTTCGTTCCACCTCCTTTGGTGTTATAAGCATATACTTAAAAATTTTATTGAATAAAATCGTTAGATTTTATTTGTCAATACTATTTTTAAAATTTAATTTTTAGTTTTTCTATTATAGTTAAACTATAATTTAATTGCATAAAAAATTAATATTATCATATGTTGTTTCATACAATTCGAGTATTTTATTTATCGTTTGAACATCAGGAAATGTTTTTGCATTCTCATAACTTGATAATGTAGTAATATTTACATCTAGCTCTTTTGAAGCTTGTTCTAATGTTAATCCTTTATTAATTCTTAATGCCTTTAACGTTGCTTTTTGCATTTTTTTATTTCCCCCTCTCTCTTTAAACTGTTTGCATTATATTATAGTTAAACTATAATGTCAATACTTTTTTCAAAAAAATTTTAGTTTTTCTATAATTTTTTTTGCATTTTTTAAAAAAATGTGTTAATATTAGTGCATGGAGGATTTATAAAATGAGTGATTTAGGAAATAAAGAAATTTTCTCTAAAAATTTAAAATACTATATGGAAAAATACAACAAAACTAGAAATGATATAGCTAAAATTACAAATGTACCTTATTCTACTGTTTCAAGTTGGTGTAATGCATTATATTATCCTAGAATAGATAAGATAGAATTATTAGCAAATTATTTTAATATATTAAAAAGTGATTTAGTTGAGGATAAAGATAACAAGAATGAAAACATTTCAAATAAGTTATTTATGACACCTGTATACGGCAAAATATCAGCAGGGCAACCTAACTGGGCAGAAGAATGTTTAAATGGATACTTGCCTATTGACCCTGCATTAATGGGAATTATAAATCCAGAAGAGTGTTTCTTCTTAAAAGTAGACGGCGAATCAATGAATAAAGTAATTAGAAATGGTGCTTATGCTCTTATTAGAAAGCAAGATATTGTTGATGATGGAGATATAGCCGTTGTATTAGTAAATGGTTATGATGCTACATTAAAAAGATTTGCAAAACAAGGAGATTTCGTATTCCTAGAGCCTATGAGTACAGATGAGAGTTTTAAAAGGCAAATATATGATAAAAAGACACCTATTAAGATATTAGGTAAATACATAGGAAAATTTGAAATAAACTAAAGATAAGTTGAAATATACTTATCTTATTTTATAGGAGGTTGTTATGGCTAAAAAGACCAACTTTGAAATGAATGGAAAGAAATATTTTCGTGTTACCAGAACTGTCGGTTTTAAAGCTGATGGAACTAGAATAAGAAAAACTTTTTATGGAGAATGTGAAAGAGAAGCTATTGAAAAAGCTGATGAATATATCAATAAATTAAAATATGGTTTAGTTAATGATTTTGAAAACATTACTATTAATGACTTAATGCATGCCTGGTTATTTGATTATTTACACAATTCTTCTAAAATAAAACCATCTACTTTCCAGCGTTACGAGGGTATATATAGAAATTATGTTAGAGATTCTTCTATTGCTGGAAATAAAGTACATAGCTTCAATTTAATGCAGTTGCAAAACTATTATAATGATTTATATAAAAAAGATTATTCATATTCACAATTAAAGACTCTAAATTCAACTCTAAAAACCTTTTTTAATTGGTGTATTATAAACGGATATATATTAAAAAATCCTTGCTTAAATGTCAATATAAAAGGAAATAAATCAGATATTATAAAGAATAAGAGAAGAAAAGTTGAAATTCTATCAGAAGAAGAAATATCTATTATAAAAAAATATTTACTAGATACAAATAATATTCAATTTTATCTTCTATTTTTGTTTGATATTGCTACAGGTTTTAGAATGGGAGAACTACTTGCTATTGATTGGAAATTCGTTGATCTAGATAAAAAAGAAGCAACTGTAGATAGAAGTGTAAAAGAAGTTTATGTATATGATGATGATACTCATAAACATATTGAAACCGTTTTTCAGGTTCCTAAAACTCAAAATTCATACAGAACTGTTCCACTCCCTAGTAATTTAGTTGATGAACTTGCAAAAGTTAAAAAGAAAAATGGACTATTATTCCACGATGAAAATAATAATCCTCTTAAAGGTAAAAATGTTTCTACAGAATGGACTAAAATTTTAAAAGCATGTGATCTACCTCATAGAAAATTTCACGCAATAAGACATACATATGGTTCTATGTTATTAAAAAATGGAATAGATATTCAAACTGTTGCTGAATTAATGGGACATACTGCAATTAGCATTACACAAATTTACATGCATAGCTCAAAAAGTCAAAAAGATATTGCAATTGATAAATTAAACTCTTTATTCTAAACTTGTGTGATAATAATGTGATAATAATTAAAATAGCAAGTCTCAAATCGTATGAAACTTGCTATTTTTAGGCATTTGAAAAATATTGGTAGCGAGAGAGGGGTACGTTTTTGTTGTTTTTGCTCAATCTTGCACATTTCTGTTTTACAGTATTTTCAACGTTTCTCATTCTTTTCTTTTTTAATTATTTTTATATAATTTCAAACTTGTGTGATAATAATGTGATAATTTTTCCAAATTATTGTTTGTATGTTTTTTATATTTTTCATAAACTTTTTTCTTGTCAACAATACTTTCTTTTTTAAAAAACTTTTCAAAATCTTCTTTACTTATTACATATAATTCTTCCATTTCTTCCTCCAAATATTCTCTCTTTGATTTATAAAAATTGTAATACGGAATTTGTCGAAATGCAAGAAAAATCGTTCGACAAAAGTGACGCTACCAGCGTCATCTGTTCAAGTTTGAATATTTATTATAAAATATACAGATACTATTTCAGAGGTGTGGTTATGTATATTTTTGTAATAAAAGAATTTAGAGAAAAAGCAAATTTATCTATTAAAGCTTTAAGTGAAATGACTGGTATATCTCGTGCTTATTTATATGATTTAGAACATAACAGAAGAATAAATCCTACTCTACAATCATTAATTAAAATAGCAGATGCTTTAAACGTGAATGTTAAAGATTTATTTTATACTAAACTTGATATTGAAGATTTGAGAAATAAGATGCATGAATGTATAGATAAATATGGTATAAATGCAAAAGAAACTATGGAAATTAGTCAGTTGTTAGACCTAGTTTTGAATATTAGCGATGAGTACAGAAATCAAGAAAAATAGCCCAAAAATCGACGCGTGAGAATCGATTTTAAGGGCTTTTTATTTTGGGCGAAACAAGTTATATGGCTTGGTTTTTGGCGTTTTCGACAGATTTATAAGTTATTTGACAATGAGTATTATTTTTGATATATTATTTGCTAAGTTGTTACTCCTTCGAAGTTGGATGCATTAATTAGTAATTAATCATCTTAACTATTAGATAATGCATCCAGCTTTCTTTAAGGCAGTTGGATGTAAATACAAAAGAAGGAGGTGCAGTATATGACTGCAGAAGTGATAGCAGTTCGATACTTAGGTATTGCTTTGATTTTTTTAATAGTTGGTATTGTTTTATGTTTTTTAGCAAGTCTGGGTTATAATACATATATAAAATACCAAGATAATCATAAAAAAATTGAAGTCCAGGCTACGGACTCCAACAAAACAACTTATCATGAATAAGGGCTTCGGCTCTTATTCTTTTTTATTATAATAATATTAATATTATTTTTAGTCAACCCTTATTACAAAAATGTAATAAAGTTGTAATAAAAATATTAACACTAATTTCAATTTATGTCAACACTATTATAACATATTTTTTTATAAAAAGCAAAAAAGAGGTAGAATAGATTGAATCTACCCTACCTCAATGAAAGATGTGTTTTCATATAATCTTTCTAATTATAAAATCCATGTTTATTATAGCACATTATTTTTGCAGAATTTGTCGAAATTTGCGATTTATTATATTTTTTTGCAAAAATCTAAACAAATCCATCCGCTTTTTGAAAGTCCCCATCTTCCGCTTACTTTTGTAATAGTACATACAACACCTTTTCTATAACCGCTGTATTCTCCGCCTAGACGTCTATTTTGTTGTCTTGCATTAGCAGATAATTGTTTATATGTTTTTCTTTTATAGTTTGTTCCAGGTCCATATCTTACATTTATATTAGTTGTAACTCTATATGATCCTGTTGTATATTTCTTTCCTGATGTAGGTGTATTGTTTGTAGCATTTGTTGTAATAGAACTTACTAAGTATGTTGAACTTACCCAACCATTAACAGGGCTTGTTATATGTGACCAATTTCCACTTGTTTTATCAACTGTTACTCTTGTTCCATTTGCTAGTCCACCTATTCTAGTTCCATTAGCACTATTTCTTACATTAAGTCCACCATTTGATTTTACATATCTTGTGTATGTATTGGTTACAACTGGTTTATCATTATTTGTTGGTACATTTCCGTTATGTGCATAAGCGAAAAATCTTGTAGCATTTGCATATCTTCTAAAATTACTTATTGAGCAATATACTGTATTTCCATTTACTGTTACTTTTCCTCTTCTTGTAGATGTTTCAAATTTACCACTATATAGATATGGGTCATATATCTTTAATGTATCTCCATCAATTCCTGCAATTAGAATTAGATGTCCACCTGTTGTGAATAGTCCATTCGCACAACTACAAGCAACATAATGATTGTTTCTTAACAACTCTACTGCTCTGTCTAATGAATATGTTTCTTCATATCCTATATCAAATTCATCTGCTACTGCTCTGAAAGCACTTAAGTATGTACCATTGTTTGCACTTCTGTATCCATTTTGAGCAAATAAGTTGCTCATCTTATCTGGTGTTATTGCTCCTTTTATTGCAGTTACTACCATTGAAGCTGTTGTTGGTGCACAACCACTTGAACCTATTGTTTGACTTGAGTTCCCTGTACTTGTGTATGGTAGACTTGCCCATCTGCTATCTAATTGTGAGTAGTATGTTAAGCCTTTATAATCGCCTAGTTCAACATCCCAACTTCTTGCTCTATCGCCTTCATATGCAATATTCCCTTGTAATTCAAATCCTTCATCTTCTACTTCTTGTTCTATTGCATTTTCTTGCTCTTGTGTTTGTTCTATTATTTTAGTAGAAGGAAGTTCGTTTATTTCTGCTTCTGACATTTGATAAGTTTCTATGCCTTCAACAATTGTTTCAACTGCTTTTTCTATTTTATTTGTATCAACTTTCCCTGTATTTTTATACAATAAAAAAACACTAACTAATGATAGTGTTGCTACTACGATTGACATTATCAATCCGACTATTTTATTAGGTTTATTTTTCATAATATCCCCTCCTATTTATGAGATTTCTGTGTAATGTATTCTTCTATATCTATAATTCCTTGAGTTACAGGTCCATTACAACCTTGTTCTTTTAATCCTTTCAAACATGCTAATAACCCTTGCATTAATAATAGTCTTTCTTCTTTGCTATCCTTTATGTCATTTCCTTGTCTTTCTGTTTCTTCTTCTAATTTCACAAGCCTACCTTCTAAACATTTTAATTTGTCGAAAAATGCATCGTGCACAAATTTATATATTGTAGCAAATGCACCTACTATTACCATTATTAATGTTATTGCATTTGTTATTTGACCTATTGTTATATGTTCCATTATTTTTCCTCACTTTCATCATTAGTCTGTTCAGTGCTGTTCACTTCTTCATCAAGCTGTTCAGTTTCTTCTACTGGCTCTTCTTTGTATTTTTCATCTATTGATTTTAAATCTTCTTCTGTTAATATTCCTTTTGTATACCAGCCTAATGCGTATTCTCTTACTTGCCATTCTGGTATGTTATTGTCTATCATTTTGAAGATTGTTGTCATTATAAAGTTTCTTAAAAATTCGTTCATTATACAACACCCCCTAACGCTACAATAGCTGTTTTTAAGTTATCTATTTCACTTGATACATCTGCATACGCCTTTACTTTAAATGTAGGGCTAACTTCATTTGTACTATATATGTTTGTTTGTCCACTATATGAAAGTGCTTTTTTGATGTTGTTATAGGCTGTTTGTTGTGCTTCTGTATATGGTTCGATTATTTCTTCTGCTAGTTCGTATTCTATTATTGCATCTGTTACAGCTTCATCAAATGTTAGTGTTTGTCCTACTAGATTTCCTGTTGTTTTCTTATTACATACATACACACCATTATTTTTAGCATCTGATAATGTTATTGTTGTACCACTTTCAGTAGTCTGATTTCTCACATGATGCACTCCATCATCAGCTAAGTAATCTCCCTCCATTAGCTTTTGTCCTGTAGATAACGGGAAGGTAAAGGTTTGTTGTTGGTGTGGGACGTAGGAAGTGGCTGTTGATCCTTGTTCTAGTTGGATATAGTTTATAAATACAGGATTATATACCATTAAAGAATATTTATGTCCTGCTTCCATTGTATAATTTACATCTACATATTCTGAACTACTACTTCCAGTATTGTACTTAACAACACTACCATCTTTGGATAAATTCCAAGCTGCACTATATGGATATTCTCCTGTCGCTTTTGTTCTCTTTTTTATTTTAAAAGATATAGTTTGTTGTTTTGCTGGAGTAAATTCTAACGACATATAATCGTGATTATACCAGCCATCATTGTTACTGTCATAAGTAGCAGGATAATAAGACCTAAATAATATCCAATTTGCATTATCTATATCAAATAAATTCTTATTCCCCACTGTTACATTAACATCTCCACTAACATTCTTTATCTCTTGTGGATAGTCTGGGTTAGGTGAAGCTGTTCCTCCTACATAGGGTTCGTAAGTATAATCAGTAGATGTATAATCTCCTTTTACAATACTTACTCTTATTTCATAATCACATATATCTCCAGCACCAACATATGTGTACATTCTTATGCCTAAATACACCCCCGTAAAATCACTTTTAGTTGTCATTAAAAATTTATTTGTTCCTTTACTTATTGGAACATTTTTAGCTGTTGCGAATGCTTCTTCTGTTCTATTTTGACAAAATGTAATACTTTTAACTGTATTATTAGAGGCTATATTTCTAATTTCTACTATAGCTGTATATTGAGTTTCTTCCTCTAAATCAATACCTTTAAGTTTTATATAAGTATAACGGTATGCATTCCCTGTTCCACTACTATTGTCAAAATAAATTCTTCCCCAACCATCTTCTTTTGGCTCAATTTGATTTGTTATAGAATTGTTCCAAAAATTAAAATCACTTGTTGGCGTACTAAATCCTTGTTCCTTTAATAATTGTATCCCCTTGTATGTTGTTTGTTCTGTCTTTCCCATAGGCAAAGGAGCTTCTATAAATTCATCTTCACTTGTTCCGTCTAAAGTAACATATTCTCCTTCTCCGCTTACTGTTGGTAAACTTGCTCTTGTTCTGTCTAGCTTTAAATTAGTTTCAGCAAGTTCTGTTTGTGTTTGCTCTAGCTCTGTTTCAAGTGCTTCTATTTGCTCTACTAATTCGCTGTCATCGTAGTTTTCTAACCCTGCTAGCTTTGTTTTTTCTTCTGTTGTGTAATCTTCTGTACTTAGTCCTTTTCCTGCTACTTTGTCTACTTTTCCACCTAGCAAATTATCTATTTCTGTTTTAGTGTAATAACTTGCTAATACTGTGTTTAAATCTGTTGTACTTACTAATCCACTTACTAAATCTGCTACACTAAATCTTGTTGTAGTTCCACTTTGTAATGTTAGCACTACTTCTTTTGTTGAATTATCATAACTTGCATTTACTACCATTGTTTCTAGTGGTAGGTCTATTGTGCCTTCACTTAATACTTGATTAGCACTATTCTTTAATTGCAATGTCATTGCATATGTACTGCTATTTATTGATAAAGCTATGCTAGAACCCGTATTTGTTTTTAGCTCGTAATTTGTTAAGTTGTTTACGTCTTTATCTATAAAGCCACTATCGTTTGTTATATCACTTGTTTTTGTTGGAATTGATGGCTTGTCTGTTAAGTCATTATATGAACCACTAAATTCACTTTTATTATTCCAGCTTTCTTTTTCTACATCTGTTACTGTTCTATGTGTTGTATCTTCGTTTAGGTCTGATAGGTTTGTTGGTATTTCTGTTTTATCTGCTTTGTTGTTTTGTAAATTCTGTATTGATGTGTCTTGTTCTGTATTCTTTCGCTCTATTGATGATATATCTTGTTTAATTCCTGTGTCATCATAATTATGTAGGTTGTCCACTTTATCTTCTAAAACAGATATATCATTTTTTATCTCTGTGTCGTCGTAATTGTGTAGTCCGCTAATAACTTCATCTAAAGTTTCTATGTTGTCTGCATTTTGTTGTATTCTCGCCTCTAATATTTCTACTTCACTTGGTGTTGGTTCTTCTGAATTGTTCGCATTCTTTACATATGACCCCTCTTTTACTTTAAAATATGTTGGTGTTGGGCTATATCTTAATTGTAGTTCTTCGTTTTCTGATTTGTAAGCATAGACACCTATTTTTACAGTATCTGCTTTTTCTAATACTTCATTTGCTATACTGCATTTGTTATCAACTATATCTACTTTATAGCTTCCATATGAGTTAGTAAATACTGCTACTTTTACCAAACTTTCATATTCTTCTGTAAATTCAAATTCTAGTTCTGTTATGTTGTATTCTCCGCTTTCTACTTTGTTACCTTCTATTATTTTGACTTTATCTTTATTTACTTTTAGTTTCAATAATTACACCTCCTATGCCTTTGTGTATTCAACTATAACTATTGCATTTTCATCACTGCTTCCATGCCAACTGTTAGCTATAACAATTTTATTTTTATCATTTCTTGAATTATAAATTTTTATAAAATAACCTCCATCACTTATATAAGGTAGTGGAGAATGTTTTCCTTCGTTGTGTTCTCTATATGCCTCTTTTATTAATAATGTATCAACATTTGAATCGACTGTGTATTCAGCTGTTTCAAATGTTCCGTCAACAGAAGTATTAGGTATTGCTACGGTCATTACTTTTCTATATAAATTTTTTCCATCTATCCATTTTCCTACTATTGTTTCATCTGTTGAATAATCAGTTAATTTATTTATATAGTTGCAATTGTATGTATCTGTTGTACTTGACGTATGTGCATTTTTTGTATTAGGAATATTAGCTTCAACTTCTTCTATTGCTTCTTCAATATTATCTTGCATTTGATTAAGGTTAGTCGCTCTAATTGGCGTTGTTCTATTTGGTAAATCTTGAAAATTTATTTTAATCATTATTATCACTTCCTTTTAATTTATTTACTTCTTCTTGAAGTTTTTCTATCTGTTTTTGTTGTTCTTGTGCTATTTTCCATAATATAGATGTCATTGAATACATATCAATTCCAACTGGTTTATTATCTTTATCTTCATTAATTAAAATTTTTGGCGTTCTATATTTTTCTCCAATTACAAATCCATAATGTTTACTTTGATTGTTTTCTTCATCTTTAAAATCAAATTTATATATATCTGACTCTTTTAATATTTTAATTACATCATCATCTACTGGTTTAATATTCTTTTTTAATTTTTCTAATGAACCTTGCGTTAAATTTCTAATATAACATGAATTAGTATCTAATTGAAAAAAGACAGTCCCTGTATTTGCATAATAAATTCCATCCGTTCCAATTGATGCCATTAAATTATTATTTCCTTCATCTAAAGAACTAAATCCTCTTGAATCAATCCACGAACTCTGATTTCCATCTTTTATATTTAATATAGAAGATGATATATAAGTTTCTTCTCCATAATCTCCTTCTATTTTTAGCACAGAATATCTTTCATCAGTGCTACCATTATCTTGTAATGTTATTTCTCCACCATTAAAAGTTCCATTATTACATATCATATTACCATCTGTATCAACAATAAAATTTCCGTTTGCTGATACCGTTCCGTTGATGTTAATTTTATTAGCATCAATAGAAATTTGTTCAGCACTTTGATTAATCCTTGAAATAACTTCATCGTTTCCCACTTTCTTGCTTACTTCTAAATTTATTTCTTCTGCAGTTTGTGATATAGAACTGTTCATTTCAACTTTCGATGTAAATTGTGTAGTGTATTTATTTTTTTCCATTAATGTTGCTTTTATATAACCATAGTCATATCCTACTAATTGTATTTCGTAATCGCCATCATATAAATCTATTGTGGGATAATCATATGTAATTGTTTCTTCAATGTCTAATGGTTGAACTAATCTATCTGAACCCTGAATACATCTTTTTATTACTTTACATTCTTTAGTTTCATAGTTTAAATAAAATTCATCATATATCTTTTTGTCATTTTCTTCGTAGTATAATAAGTCACATGGCAATTCATAATCATAATTTTGTGTTTTTGTTATTCCATCTTCTTCGTAAGTTCTTATAAATCGTAGAGTCCTTGTTGTCGAATAAAGTTCATCATATGGATATAAATAACTACTTGGATATAAATATGAAATATTATTGTCTTCACGAACAGGATGTATTTGTATTAAAAAAGGCTCAGACCTATTTATGTTTGCTAATGATAAACTTGCATAATTTGTTTCTCCTGTTATTGTTACATCTTCAATATCTTGTATAGATGACTCAATTCTATCTACATCTTGAGTTATTGAAGTTGTCTTTTCACTTCTATCTCCTATTTGTGTTACTAGACTCTGTATTTGTTGATTTTGTTTATCAACTATTATATAAGTTTGATTAATTCTTTTATCAGTAGAATCGGCATATTTATACTCTGTTTCTGTTTCTCCTGGGGCATCTAAATACATTCCTTCTGTTAATCCATCATCAAATGTAATTTCATCATTTAAAAGTAATGTAGGATATGTATTTTCACCTAAAACAAGATTAAACATATCGCATGCTTCGAAAAATAATATTCCTTTACTTTCTATATCAAACAAATAAAACTCTATTGTCTTTAAATAATCGAACATTTCATCTATATATAAATCCCTATCATTGGTACTTAATAGTTGATTATCTGATATTTTAAATTCGTGTAAACCATTCAATTCAATACTTTCATCATCTTTTCTATATATATTGTCGCTTCCTTCTGCCCTACTAAATACTAATGAATTTATGAAGTACTTTTCTCCTATTGTGACATTATCTTCATTTAGATAACTTTCATCTATATTTTCGTTTGTCACTCTTGGATACAATAAGTAAAATTCATCATTTAAAAACACTAGATTGCTACAAGATAATGTAGCAATTTCATCTAAAGCATCTCTAAATGTGTATTGGATACCCGTATGTAAATTTGGATTTACCATTTTACTAGAATTGATAAAAGTAGCTGGAATATTCTGAGTATTCCAGCCTAATCGTTGACATATTAATAATAAATAATTTCTTAATGTCATTTCTTCGTTTATTATTAAATCAAAATCTATCATAGATTCAACCATTTTGTCATAAGCTTTAACTGTATACGATAAAGTATCTTCTTGTCTTTCAATGCTATTTACAAAATATGTATTGTAATCTATATATTCATAGTTATTTTCATTTAACTTGACACCTGCTTGTAAATTTATTGTGCTATTTTTTTCTATTTCGTTTTTTGAATCAACTTCTATACAATGCATTATTGTTTTAAATAACCCCGCATTAAATGATGGTTTTATATACCCAAAATCATCTAAGTTAGCATCTACATTATTTATCTTTATTTTAAAATCTAATTGTCTACCATAAGTTCTTATATCATTTTTAAAACTATTTGTAACATTTTTCATTATTGATAATACTCCCTCTTTTTATTTGAAATTACAGAACAACTATATCCTTCTATTTTCCCAAAATTTTCTTGTTCGTATTCTTGGTCATTAGAATAGCAAGACATATTTGAAACTGTTCTCCCTAAGTCTGGATTATAAAATGTAACTTTGTTTTCAGCCTTATTAAAAAGAGATAAGACTGTGCTTATCTCTCCTTCATTTAACTTCCTAAATGTCATTGTTATTTTTGGGTATATTCCTTTAAGAGTTCCTGAGTTATCCCCAGACAGACTTCTTCCTGTGTCTTTTCCCCATATTTTATGATACCCAAATTTTACTTTTGTTAAATATTGTGCCATTTTTACATTATCTATTATTAAACTATTTTTATCTATTAACATCTTATTTTCCTCCGTTTGTTGCAAATGCTAATTCATTTTGTCTTTTTGCTATACCTCTTTGAATTGCTCTACTATCCATATTTATAATATATGAACCTCCGCCAGCTCCAATTTTATTTGCTAATTTATCAGCCAATATATCTAACCATTCCAAATTATTCTCTAATGGGACTACCGCTTCTTTACCTGCTTCACCTATTATTGCTTGTGTAGGCTGTGTTATAACTCCACCTTTTGCCAATCTTGGAAAACTAAATGTATTAAGTTTTCCTATATTTACTCCAGGTAATTGATTTACTGCGCCAATCAATCCATTTATTGCTTTTATTGGTGTATTTAATATAGCTTGAACTGCACTTAATACTGCATTTATCACTGACTTAAATTTTGATGATATCGTTTCTGGCACTTTTGTAGCAATATTATTAAATAGATTTATTATTGTTTGACCTACTTTGCTAAATATTGATATTAAAGCATTTAACGTAGCTGTTATTAAATTTGTTATTGTGTTAATTGCCATTTTTATTCTCGCCCATACTATATTAAAAATGTTAAATACTATATCTTTTAGCCCTTCAAACGCTAGTTTCCAATCTCCTGTAAATACACCTTTTATAAATTTAATTAACCCATCAAAAATTCCTTTTATCGATGTAAAAACTGTATCTAAATAAGCTAAAGCTCCTTGCAATATATTTACAAATCCATCATATAAACTTCCTATAAAATCTCCAAATTTACTATGTATCCATTCACTTTTTCCTGTCAGCCAATCTATACAGCCTTGTAAAAACGCTTTTATTTTCTCCCAATTTGCAATTACTATCCCTAATATAGCAACAACTGCTCCAGTTACTGCAAGTGGTAGATTGCCTATTATCAAACCTAGTCCAAGTAGAGCGACTCCTATTCCTGATACAATTTTCCCGAAATTCATCCAACTTGGGTCTTTTAAGTAGGCTATTAACGCCTGTATAGCATAAACAACTCCTGCTACTAAAATTCCTATACCTAATGCTTTTATTCCGCCTAATCCTAGTTTAAGAGCAATTATTCCAGCAAGTATACCAGCTATTATAGATAATAATAAATCTTTATTGTCTATAATCCATTTCATCCATTTAGGTACTTCTCCTTGTATTCCACTTAAATCCATACTTGGTGTTGAAGCTCCTCCGCCTCCACCTGACGAACTATCTGAGTTATCTTGTAAAATATTCATTTCATCAAAACCTTGTAAAGATTTTTTAATTTCCTTCGCAGATTTTGCTGTACTACCTGCACTACTTTGCATTTTTTTAAAGTTCTTTACACTTGCATTCCCAAATAAATTAATTCCAAACCAAGCATTTGCAATAGCATTAACATAGCTCAATACGGTATATAATAACTTTATTAATCCTTGAACTGCAGGAGCTAACAAACTTGCTATACAATATCTCATATATTCAAAATCTGCTGAAACTTGACTATTATATTGAGATACCATACTTATTGCACTTCTTACTAATCCCCATGCTGTTCTTACTCCTATTACAGCTAAAGCCATTTTTCCAATGCTTCCTATTTGTTTTTGGATATTTGCTCCAACCGAATTAAGCGAATTTTGAATATGGCTTGTATTTATTGATTCTATTTTTCTTTTATATTCAGATATTTTTGCATTATTTTCACTTTGTTTTGCTTTGATTTTTGCTAATTTGATGTATACTTTATCTATTTTTGAAGCTTGCTTATCAACTTCATTAGTTATTTGAGCATATTTTTGTTTTGTCACATCTAATTGACTGTTTAATTTAGCATACTCAGGGCTACTTGATACTGCTAAACTTGGATTATTACCTAGCATATTTTGTCTATCTGCTTTTAATCTTTTTATTTGTTGTCTATATTCTTCTGCTTTTTGTGCTAATTGTTCATAATTGTTTATTTCTGCTTGCAAAGATGAGGATTCTTGATTCTTTATTTCGTTATCCATATGCAACTTATTTATTTTATTTTCCAGTTCTGCAACATCTTTATCAATTTCTTTATTATCTAATTTGGTTTTTATTTTTAGGTATCCATTATATTCACTCAAAATCTTAACCTCCTCTCAATTGTTTTTCGAAGAGTTCGTCTAATCTTTCTTCTTCTAATGTTTTTACTTTTTTCTTTTTTAAAGCTACTTGTTCTTTTTGCTCTATCCATTTTTGTCTTTCTTTGTTATCTTTTATTTGACTAATATCAAAATTTCTTACAAATCTAACTCTATTTAAAACACATTTTTCAGTTAATCCACATAATAAATCATAAAATAGCCACCAGTGCATCTGCTCTTTTGATAAATCAATGTTATAATCACTAAAAAAAGAAGCTTGTATATATCCCCAATCTTGGTTAATAGACATATCTGCTTCTTCACTTTTTTCTTCTTTTATTTCTTTCCCACAATTTAAGTACTTAAGTGCAATTTGCAATAACTCTTTCCAATCTTCACTATTATCAAGTCCTTTTTCTCCAAATAGCAAATAAATAATTGCAAAAGCTCTTTCTTCATCTGGTATATCATCTTCTGCTATTTCGTTGCACTTTAAGGCTACTTTGAAATCGGTATTAATTTTATATTTATTATTATTCACTTGTGCAAATTCTGGATAATTAGTCATTTGTCAACACATCACTATCTGTAACTTTGTATTTTTCTTTTATTCTATCAGTCATATCTGAGACTGTTAATTTCATCTTTTCTAAATGTGGCTCTAAAGCTTCACTTATATCATCCCACATTTCCCAATATGGATTTCTTCCATTTAGGTATTTTCTTGTTCCACCTTTACCTAGAAATAAATCCATAGCTTCTTCCATTTCTTTATAAAACTGTTTTACTGCTTTTGTTTTTGCTTCTTCATTTGAACTTAATAATTGTTTTCCTTTATGGTCTTGTTTCTTATCTATTATAATTAATTGTGCTTTTAAATTCTTTCTTGCTTGATTCATTAAATTTATACATTTATTGTATTTCAACGGCAATTCAATATCCGCTAAATCAAATTCTAGATATACCTCATTTCCATTCTCATCTATTACAACTTTATCATTTTCATCTATGATACCTAATCTAAAAATATCATTTCTTTTTTTTAATCTTATAGCATTATCCATGTCATTTCTCCTTTATACAAAATAAAAGAGGTTCCTATTGGACCTCTTCTTGTAATATTTTCTTTTTTTCTTTTTCATATTCTTCATTCGATAAAATACCATTATCTAGCAATTTCTTTATCTTTATCAATTTATCATATTTATCAGAACTATTATATATATTCGTAGTATTATTTTGAGATAATTTTGTATTATAGTTCTCTATGTATTCTTTTATCTCTCTTGCTTTTTTGTTTATCTTTTCATTGTTAAATCCAGAAGCAAAATAAATAATATTTTCATCTTTTGCTCCCATTACTATTCCACTTTTAGCTTCTCTAGTTCCTGCAAGCACAAATTGCAAATATCCTCTAGCAAATCCAACAGGCTTAAATTGTACAGCTGAAATATTTTTTATTAATATGGTTTTTTCACCTGTAAATCCATGTGAGAACTTTGACAAGATTCCTGGCCTAGAAATAGTTAATCTACCATCTTCAATTATAACTTTAGTTTTCCCTCCATTACTAAAATCCGAAAATTCATATTCTTTTTTCATTACTATTCCTCCTTTTATTATTTACAAATTAAATAATATTTTCCGACCACTATCGTGGTCTTTTGTATGTATTTTTAGAATAACATAAAAAAAATAAAAAATTTGTCGAAACTTGTCAACAAAAATAACTTTATATAAAAAATTTTCTCTTTTTCGACATTTTCTTCACTATTCTTTATATATAATAGTTTATATATTTTTCTTTTAATGTAACCCACTTGGGATTTAATTAAAATACATACTGTAACCCATTTGTAATTTATAATATTAATTAATAAATAATAACGGAGTGATTAATATGAGTAATTTTAAAATACCAGTAATTCCATCTACGACTCAGCGTTCTATTAGATTTCCTAATGATTTAATTGATGATATTGAAAATTTGATTCGAGGGAAAGAATCTACTTTTAGTGCCTTTGTTGTAGAGGCTACTCGTACTATAGTAAATGAATTGAAAGAAAAAGAAGGTAATTAATGGTTTGAATTTTTTTAAATCCAAATAATTATCTTCTTTTTCTGGCTTTTATTATAATGATGCAACTTCTGTAAATGTTGGTGTACCATCTGAAAATGTTACTTTTCCAAATGATGGGTCTCCTATATAATGAATATTGTAATTAACTTTTGCTGTATCTCCAGCATTAGAGCTTATTTCAATTGCAACTCTCCATTTTCTAGCTCTGTATTCAGGTGTATCACTAGAAGATGCACTATATTTATCTATTTCTAATAAATCTGTTTCTGCATCTGAACCAGTTAATAATCTATATCTAATGTTATCTACAAATTCAAATACTGGGTCACCTTTATAAGCAGTTTGTTCTACACCAGATTGTAATGCATAACTATCAACTGTTTTATTTGCATTTTTATGGATTATCCATTTTTCTTCTGAAACTTCTGCATTGTAGTCTGTTGATTTATCTGTGATACCAATTCCAATTATTGCCCAATCTGGTGTGCTTGTATTACTTACATTTAAAAAGTCTACCCATTCTGTTCTATCTATTTTTCTTATATCAGACATATTATTTCCTTCTTTCTTTATTAATTTTCTTTAAAATAATTTAAAAAACATTGGATACGGTAAATAGCTTCATTTGCATTTGTTGCAAATATATAGCCATTTGTTGTCGCTCCAATGTTATAAATTCCAGGTATATCTGGAAATATTTTATTATTATTATTTTCTTCTAACCAATTTCTGAAATTTTCAAAGAATTTTGAATTATCTATATTGTTTTGAATATCTTCATTCCAATGTAATTTACTATCAAATGTGAACAAAAACTGTCTTTCTGAACCAATTAAAAACTGATTTAATATAGGATTGTATCCTGCATTTTCATTAATCGAATATGTATTAACCTTATCAGCTAAATATTCTACATTTAATTCTTCAAATTCTTGTAAATATGGGCACTCTGCTATGTATTCTCTTAATTTATCAATCATTACCTTTCTATCTCCTTCTGACCAGAATTTAAAATATCATTAAAGTGGTCTGCTAACATTCTTTCAATAAAATGGTCTCCTCTTAAAGAGCCTCCGTGATAATTTAATTTCTCACCACTAGGAACTTTCTTTATATTTGGTCTGCTCCAATATCTACCACTTATAGGGTCATGAAATGCACCTTTATTATATTTAGGGTCTACATACAATTCTCCTTCGTATTGATAATGAGCGTATGGAGAATTTATATTTATTTCACCACTTCCAACTTTAGTAGAGTTATACATACTTGTTATCATTTGTCCGCTATCCATTGGCATATACTTATCCATATATCCCATAAAGCTACTATCAATAACTTTTTGTGTTCTTCCACCACCTTCAAGACCATATTTATCTATTATCTGTTGCTTTTGAATATTGCTAAAAGCTATTTCATAATTGACTTTCATATTAAGCTCCTGTTATAGACCAATGCCACATATCTTCTGAACCATAGTCTTTTTGTGCTATATTAGTTATCTTCATTACTTTTGAATAATCATCTAATAGTTTTGTTATAGTAGTAAAATTCTCTACTTTTCCTTTTACAAGATAATCGTCATTTTTTAAAGTCCACCCTTCTTGATTTTCTTTAAAATCTTCTGGTTTTTGATAACCTTCTTCACTCATCAATATCCTTGCAGATAATCCATCCGTTTTAATTAAATCAGTTCCATTTATTGATATTCCGTCATTAGAACTCCAAAAACCTTTAACATAACTTACTTTATATTGAGATTTTTTCTGTCCATCAATATATCTATTTATTACAGTTATATCTTTATCAAACATCTTAAACACCTCTATATAATAAGCCTGTCATTAATAAATATCTTCTTATTTCTTCTTTTATTTTTTCTTTTTGGTTAGATATGTCAACTTCAATATCGCTTACATTAGCAGTATCAAATGTTCTTGAATAATCTCCAACACTTTCACTTTTAAATGTTTTACCTGATATTGTTGTATTTTTCTTATTTTCTAGTTTTTCGATTTCATATAATATATCAGCAACAGAGCAAGTTGCTAATTGTACTTCATCTTCATAGCCTGTATAATCTTTATCAAAGATGTTTTTGCACACTTCGTAACTTGCTCCTACTATTAATCTATCAAAATCTTCTTCGGACATGTTGCCCATATATGTATCTATATAAAATTCATAATTGGTATATTGTTTCATGCCCTCAACTCCTTTTATTTTTTAACATCCTTTTTATCTTCTTTTGATGTATCTTTTTTAACATCCTTTTTATTTCCTTTTTCTGGAATAAAACCAATTATTGTACTCATATTATTTCCCTCCTATCCTTTATATGAACAATAAACACCAGCTAATTTGTTTTCATATACATGTCCATATAAGTTATAGTTTCTATATGGAAATACATGAGAATCTCCATCTTGGTCTTCATCTGGAGAAAAATATTTTATATATTGGTCCATAGCTGTAACTGCAGCAGACTTTTCAACTACTAAGAAGTTAATGTCAGATGCTCCTGTAGCTTTTGTATAACCAAATTTAGCTTTTTCTTCCCCTTGAGCTATAGTTTTTCCGTCATTTAATGTTACAGCTGTATACATTCTTGTTTGAGGTACTTCTATAACTTGTGCAAATCTACTCATTACTGATTTAGATTTATATGTTTCTAAATCATCTATTAAAGCTTTGTTTGTTGGAGTAATAAATAGTATTCTATTTTCTGTAGAAACTTCGTCTTCATCCATTTTATTTGTAGCAGCTCTTAATGCTTTATACATATCGTCTCCAGTTGTTATTGTCTCTTCTTTCTTTGAAATACCTGTTACACTTGCTATTTTAGCAATTCTTGCAGCATCTGTTTCTGGTGCTACTTTTGTTCTTATAAATTCGCTTGATAATTTAGCAACCATAACCCCTAAAGATTCTTCGTTGTCTAATCTATCTACTTTTAATTTTTCAGAACGTTCTTTGTCGTATTTAATAGTTTCCCATTTTAATGTTGTACTTCCTTCTGTATATCCTGAACTTCTTGAGAAATCTCCTAAAGCATCCATATCTAATTTAGCTACTTTTATTTCTCCATTTTGTCCTTTTTGTATTGTTGCTTCATCTCCATCTAATACAGATGTTTTTACTTCGTTTTTATATACCTCATCTAATAAAGGTAAATATTTTGTTGATAATTCAATATTATTCATTTTTCATTCTTCCTTTCTTATTTAAGTCCCATAGCTTTTCTGATATCTGAGTCATCACCTAAATTAACTTGTCCAGAATTACTTCCATTGCTAAACTGTGGTAGTGGATTCTCACTTTCAAAAGCATTAGGGTCTGTTTCTTTAAATTCTTTTACAAAATCATCAAAACCAAGAATGTTATCGTTCTCTAGTTTTAATTCTTTTGCCATCAAATCAGCTATAAAAGATTTTTTTGCACTTTCACTTGTAAATTTAAGTCCTGAAACCTTTTCTTTTACTTTGTACTCATAATCTTTCTTTGCTAATTTGTTTTGTAGTTCTTGAGTGTCTGTGTTGTATTTGTTTTCCCAATCACTGACACTTTGTTTGATACTCTCAATATCCATATCTTTATAAGATTGAATTTCATTGTTAGCATCTTCTAATTGCTCTTTAAGTCCTGTAATTTCTGTCTCTTTTGCGTCGAATTTTTCTTTTCCAACATAATTTCCTGAAGCTAAATTCCCAATTTTAATTTGATTTTCCTTATTTTTCTCGTCAGAATTATAAGTAGTAATCTTTTCTGAAACTTGAGAATATAAGTCTTCTCCTAGAACTTCTTTTAAAAATTCCATGTTTATTCCTTTCTTACACTGATTTAATTTAAACGACAGTTCACTCTGTCATCTGTGTATCGTGCCATTTAAAGCCCAGCCACGAAAGGGCAATTTGCATAAAAAATAGACGTATTTCTACGCCTATGATTTAACTATTTAATTAGTAGTTTATCGTCATTTCGGACAGTATGAATAATTTATATTT